ATCCGTCAACACATCGTATTACTATGGCGTATAATAGAATAGATTATGGTATACATATATGTATTACCAAATTATCAGACGGTTCTAATTCTAATTATTGGTACGACTTAAAGACTGAGGGATTTTTTCCGGAAACATATCCAGATGAATGCGGAGCATATTCTTTGTTTTATTATGCTGCTAATGATACCAGTTTGCGAGATATGCTTGTTGGTTGTAAAGATGGTTATCTTAGAAAATTCGATAAAACTGCTGAAGATGATAATATAGGTGGATCTGATCAACTGATAGATAGTTATGCAGTTCTTGGACCAATACAATTATCTGGTGGCGTTAATGATGGTACATTAGGTAATATAAATATAATATCTGCCGGTGGTATATTAGGTGGTGGAGATGATTCAGATGATATTAATTTCTCAGTTTTTTCTGCGAGAACATCTGAACACATAACCAAAGATATTACGGCAGCAACAGCCAAATATTCTGGTACATTCAATAGTCCCGGTTATCAGAAAGGTAACAAGGACCGCAGGAAAGCACGAGGTAGGTTTGGTGCGGTTAAGATCGGTAATGATACAGCAACAGAAACCTGGGGTTTCGAGAAATTAATTTTAGATATTAAACAGATTGGAAGGGTATTATAATGAATGGTTTAACAGGCGGTGCAGCATCACGAACACCTTTATTGGGATCGCCAACCAGAGGCATGCAACCATTTACAAGAACTATTACTTATCCTGGTGGTGTGAATCCTTATTATAAAGGGCCGCGTATTACTGCTTCTGCCCGTACTGGCAAAACCAGAGCAGCAGCCGAAGCTATATCAAGAGCATTAGCACAATATCAACCGGATGGTGGTTTTGGTAAAGGTGTTGAAGCAGGAATAGAACGCGGTAGAGTAAAAGCTATGGCATCAGGAATGCAAGGTCTTGTAGGTGCTGGTCTCGCTGGTACTACTATGGCCGGTACACTTGGAAAAAGATATGAAGAAGAAGTTGCGATGCCAGCACGAGCAGGTGTAGAAGGGCAAAGGGCACAAGCTATTTCTGGTATTAGAATGGCAGAAGCCGGTATGGAGTTTCAAGCAGGTGAAGCAGGAGTACAAAGAAGTCTGCAATTATATTTAGCTCAACTACAAGCTGATTTACAAAGACAAGAAATGGCACGGCGTGATCGACCAACAGTTTCGATGGCTGCACCGACTGGTGGTGGATATGTACGACAGTTTCCGTCTTTATATAGTGTGGGAGAACAGGCAGTACCAGATTGGATGGGTGATGGTGGCGGAATATCACCTATTGCTGCACAAAGGGGTGAATGGATCGCATAAATGGGACAATCATTAGATATACCAAGAGTTATCAAAGATGATTGGAAACGACTTGATCTTATAATCAATAAGATTAAAATGAGGTTAGGTCGTGATGCTGATGTTGTACATGCCAGTATAACTTTAACTGACCTGATAGCTTCTCGTCTGATAGCTACTGATTCAGGTAAAGTTTTTGAATCTGTCGCAGATTTAGCCGTTTGGATACTTGGTACTGAAAATCAAATAATAGTTACTGGTGCTAATGGTAAAGTAACTCTTTCTACCCCACAAGATATTCACACTGATGCTACTCCCGAATGGGCGGGAACAATAATTAAAGATTCAGGCGATAATATTATATTTTATGTAGATGATGATGAAATGTATTTTACTGCTTTAGTAGTAATACCAATAGAGGCTGGTATGCCAATGGGTCTTCTGCTGGCCCTAACATATGCTTCACCGTAAGGAGAAATTATGGCTGACAATATTGCAGTAACAGAAGGTTCTGGGAAGGATGTAGCCACTGATGATGTAGGTGGCAAGCAATATCAGAGAATTAAATTAGATTTAGGAACTGATGGGGCTGCTGCACCTGCCTTAGCAGGAGCAGGGGCGGTTGCTACCGGTGTTCAAAGAATAACACTTGCTTCTGATGACCCAGCAGTTGTTGATTTAGCGGCGATAGAAGTATTACTCGGAACAATGGATGCTGATACAGGGGCTATTAAAACTGCCGTTGAACTTATAGATAATGCAATATCAGGTACAGAAATGCAAGTTGATATTGTAGCAGCTTTACCAGCAGGAACCAATGCTATTGGAAAATTAGCAGCTAACTCAGGTGTAGATATAGGTGATGTCACCTTAACTGCTGGGACAGCAGCTATTGGAAAACTCGCCGTTAATTCGGGGGTGGATATTGGCGATGTTGATGTCACCAGCGTAATACCTGGCGTAACTGCCACAAGTCTTGGAAAAGCCAGAGATTCTGCTTTGGGGGCTACAGATACAGGCGTAATGGCTTTAGCAGTAAGAGATGATACATTAACTACATTAACCCCTGCTGACGGTGATTATGTTCCTTTAAGAGTAAGTAGTACAGGGCAACTTCATGTTACAGGTGCAGGTGGTGGGACAGAATATACGGAAGATGTAGCTACTGCTAATCCGCAAGTAGGTAGTGCTATAATGATGGAACGTGATGATGCACTTACTACAGTTACACCAGTTGAGGCTGATTGGATTGGACTAAGGGGCACAGCAGAAGGAGCTTTGTGGATACAGGATTTTAATAGCGATGCTGCTCTTGCATTACTAACTACGATAGATAGTGATACTAATGATATTAAAACTGCTGTTGAGATTATTGATAATGCTATCAGTGGTTCTGAAATACAATGTGATATTATTACTATTCCCGCACCATTAAATATAGTTGGTGGTGGTACAGAAGCAACGGCTCTTCGTGTTACTATTGCTAATGATTCTACAGGCGTTGTTTCAGTTGATGACGGTGGTGGAACGTTGACAGTTGATGGCACGGTAACGGCCAACCTTAGTGCTACTGATAATGCAGTTTTGGATACCATTGATGCAGTATTAGACACCATTAATGCTAAGTTGGTGACGGGAACTGTTATTGGAGATGTTAATCTTGGAGCAACTGATAATGCGGTGCTTGACAGTATAGATACTGCTACAACAGCGACTCAAGCCGCCGTTGAAATTATGGATGATTGGGACGCTACCCATGATTCTGCTGCATCTTCTGATGGCCCACAATTAATGGGAGCCTATGATAGCACCAAACCTACAGCAGTTGCAGATGGTGATGCCGTTAGGATATTAGTTGACCAATACGGAAGATTACTTGGTGGTGTAGAACCGACAAAATGGCAAGAAGATTATGATAGTGCTGACGCTTCAGGTGAGGGTGAGGCGGTTAAGGCGAGTGCAGCGAGTACCATACTCGTAGTTCAATCTTATGTTATATCTGTTGATGCCGAAATGTGGGTTAAACTACAAGAAGAGGACAGTAGTGCGTTGACGGGTAAATTTTGGTTAAAAGCTGGTGGCGGTGTAGCTATTACTCTACCTGATAAAGCTCCACTCATATTAGGGGTAGATTCAGACTTAGAAGTTATTACAGAAGGTGCTGGAAATGTTAGTGTATCAGTAACGGGTTATACTATACCTGGATAATGAAAGGAAAATATAATGGCAAGTGGAGATACTTTATTTGTATTTACTCCGATAGATAATGTTCCACCAGCAAGTGCTTTTGCCACTTTAGATACATTTGCTGCGGCAACAGGATTTAGGTTAGTTCTGGATTTTGATGGTTCTGCTGCCAATGAGACAGCTATATTCTCTGGGGTGTGGCCTTCTAATTATACTGGTGGCGGTATAGATGTAATAATCCATTATTCGTTGGATGGAACTGATGCACAAGATATTCAATTTGAAGTAAGTATTGAGGTTGTTCAAGATGATGATGACCAAGATGCAGGTGGACAGGATTTTGGTGCGGCTACAGATATTACTGATACTCCAGCTACGAACACTGCAAATTATTCTAATATTACATCTGCGGGTGCTATTAGTCATGCAAATTGTGGTTCACCTGCGATTGGAGATAGGATACGACTTAAAGTGACCAGAGATTACGACCACGCAGCTAATACAGATGATGTGCAACTTCATGCTGTGCATGTAAAGGAAACATAATGGCAATACATTTTGATGCTGCCAGCAGTCAATATTTAAGTTTAGGTAGTGCTCTTGTTTCAACAGGCCCACTCTCGGTAAGTCTGTGGGCTAATCTCGACCAGTTAGCATCAACCTACGCAGATGAATTTACAGCTTTCTGGATTGGAGAGGCAGGAGCTAATAATGATTGGTTTCTTATGCGTTCTGACGATGGTGATGATAAGGTGGAGATGAGAACTTCCCAGAACGCTGATTCAGTTCGTGCTGTAACTTCAACAACAGTGACGGCAGGGACGTGGCAGCATTGGGGAGTAAACGAAAATACATCTTCAAGAACGGCATATCTAAATGGAGGTAATAAAGGTACAGAGTCAACATCAAAAACAATAGATACTGTTGATGATACTTTTATTGGAGCTAACAATGTTTCATCTATTCATGACTTTTTTGATGGTTCAATAGCAGAGGTAGCTGTATGGAATGCTATATTAACAGATGCGGAGTATTTGGTGCTTGCTGCTGGCTATTCCCCTCTGTTTGTTCGACCTCAAAGTTTGGTAGCGTATTGGCCATTGATTCGGGGCTATAATTGTAAAATAAATGCTGCAAATAATTTAACAGCAAATAATGCACCTACGATTGTTGCTCATCCCAGAATTATATATCCCAGTAAGATATGGGTTCCAAGTGGAGCAGCGGCACCCCCAGTAGGAATGGCAGGTGCAATGACAACTAATACAGGCTATTGGGGCTGGTAATGGCAAATATATTCCGTGTAGAAAGAGCAGCTAATAAGATAACACTTGGTACTACTGGTACTACTATAAATATAGCGTCTCATACTGCATCCAGATTGCTCGCTTTGGATGCCAATAAAGATTTAACAGTAAAAGCAATCGGAACTGATGTGCAAGCGTTTGGTGCTGTACTTGATGATTTGAATACGCTTGGAGCAAATGCTGCTGATAGTGAGTTCCTTGTAGGTACTGGTGCGGGGGCATTGGCTTGGGAAAATGCTGCTACTGCACGTACTTCTCTGGGAGTAGGTACTGGTGATAGTCCTGCTTTTGTAGGTGTTAATCTTGGTACGGGTGAATTAACTTGTGGTGTTATTGATAGAGCTGCTGGTACACTTACTTTGGGAATTGGTGGTACACCAGAGATTTCTATTACATCTGCAAGTTCAACATTTGGTGGTAATCTTGTTATCCTCGATGGTGGTACAATAGGACAAGCTGCTGGCCCGCTCTTAGCTTTTGATGACACAAATAATTATCTTGAGATTACGGGGTGTAAAGTTGGTATTGGGTCAACGACCCCTTCAGAACTATTAACACTATCTCTTGGAATTAATGTTGGTGATATTGGAGATGTGATTGCTTGGGGAAATGAATATATGGGTGGAGAACCGCAAGGAAGGTTAGGATTCACCGGCAGCGACCCTTGGAGAATATATATTGGGTATGGTTCAAATCAACCAGAACATCTTGTAATAGATGTGAGTGGTAAAGTTGGCATTGGGGATACCTCACCAGGAGAGTTATTGGATGTAGCTGGTAATACAAATGTTACTGGTGTTTATAAAGTGGATGATATTCAAATTATTAGTAATAGAGTGATAGATGCACGGTGTGACGATACTATTAATAGTGGGGATGCTACTACTGATGGGGTTATTGATGCTTTGCGTGATGCTATGATTACACACGGTTTAATTGCTGCTGCATAGGAGATAATATGCCACAAACACAACCACAATACGGTTTATCATATCAACGACTTCCTGGTACTCAACCTGGTCTAACACCTGAATCAATATTAGAACAAGAAATTCAAACTGGTCGACAAACCATACAAGACAAGTATGCTCTTCAATGGAAAGAAGTGAACAGAAGTAGACGATTCATTGGTGCAACTAAAACTACACAAATGTTACGACAGATTGATATGAATGCTAAACAAGAAATGCTTCAGTTCAATCAACAAGCACAACAACAACTCACACAGTTGCAGAATATAGACAGACTCGCACAACAGGGGGCGATAACGAATCCAGAAGAGATTAAAGCACGCGTGACATTTGGAACTGATGTGGCGAAGTCGATGTATCCGACACCAGAAAGAGAACGAACAATACCACAACAATTCGGTGAACTTGATGTATATAGTCATAGGATTTCTCAAGAACTTGAAAACTTTATGGTAGTTGGTGCTAAAAGGCCGTCCAAATTTTTGTCAATACTTAAAGGTATTAGCCCATTAGCAACAGCAATTTCTATAGCTCGTGGTCCATCACGTGGGAAAAGAAAAGGAGAATTACAAATATGGGATCCGACTATATCAATAAGAGTTAAAGATCCTAAAACTGGTAAAATGATAGATGAAATGGGTAAATTCAGAACAGCCGAACCGGAAGAAATTGGGATATATCAAGCATGGTTACAAGAAGAAAAAGATGTTGCTGCCCGAAAGAGAGAACTTCTTGGACAACCTGATATTAGTCGTAGGAGAGTACAACCCGGTGTTAAGGGTGGAACATTCAGTGATAAGATTGCCGAATCTATAAGACCACAACGAACACCGACAGTGGCGAAACCAAAAGTAATCAGACAACGAAATATTCGTACTGGGAAAGAAAGAATCTCATATGATGGTGGGAAAACATGGCAGATGATTGGGTGACAATCACAGAAAAAGATGAGTGGAAAACTATTCCTGAGACTGGATTCAGAGGTGCCGGTATAACTGGAACTTGGGAAGAACTAACCCCAATTCAGAAAGCTGGCCAGGCTCTTAGAGAAGTTGTTGCTGCTCCTGTTAGAACTCTTGAATCTATGGCGGCAGGTGGTATAGGTGGCCTTATACAGATGGGGGCAGAAGCAGTTACAATGCAGAGTGCACTCGCCAGAGCAAACAAAACGATACCTGGTTATGGTACTCTTATAGAACATGTTATGCGTAAATATGGACCCACCAGAGCATATTCATTTTATGATAGAAAGATAAAAAAACTTGCTGATGCCGGAAAGAAGATTAGTGATTTCTGGAATGAACAAGCGAATAAAGGTTGGGAAGCTCCTAATCCAGATATAGTTGAAGCGAGATGGAGAGACAGACCTGTTAGTAAGACTGTGAGTGCCGTAAGTTCTGGATTGACATCTATAGGAGTAGTAGTTGGAACTACTTTCTTGACGAAAAGTCCACAAGCAGGACTTGCGGTATTAGCTGCTTCTGAAACTGGTGGTATGTATAATCGTCTTCGAGATAAAGGTGTTCCACTCGATATAGCTTCTAAACTTGCACAGATGGCTGGTGCATGGACTTATGCAACAGAGAAAATAGGGTTTGATAAATTACTCAAACCCGGTAAACGTACTATTATAAACGCCCTGAAGAAAGGTGGTTGGGAAGGAGCACAAGAAGTAGTTGAAACAATGGGTCATAATCTTCTTGAATATTTCGGATATGATTATAGAAGTCCAAAAGATATTCCAACTGCTGTTAAAGCGGCATTTGATCATATAATGGATGATTGGCAAGATGCTTTAGTAGGTGGTATTGGTGCTGGTGGGTTGGTACATGTTATGCTTCCTGGTGCAAGGCCTAAAGAGTTTATTCCTGCCGAACCAAAAATTTCTAAACCGATACCAATAAGGAAAGAACAGTATATTTGGGACAGAAGAGATAAAGATCCAGAATATCATTTCATTAAGGGCAAAGAAACTCTTGAAAATTTACCACCTATTCCTAAAGGTTATTTACGTTTGTTTAGGGGTGAACATCCTACTACACAAAAAGATATATATGCTCCTTCTGAAGCATGGAAAGGAGAACTTGGTAGACAATATAAAGGCCAAGAAAAAGATTTTGGTGCAGGCGGATGGTTTACTCCAGATCTCGGAAATGCTTTATCTTATGCTGCTACACAAGGGCCAGAAGGACGAGTTGTTTATTTAGATCTACCTATGGATATAGCCAATCAATATGCTACCAGAACTCCACTGATGGATGTTTGGACAGGTATTGAAAAAGCTACGGAATATTTTATTCCAGAATTGCGTATTCCTGGTGAACCAATCACAACTCCCCCTACTGTAGAAGAACTCACCAAGAAACCGATTGAAGAGATTAAACCTCAGACACCTGATCACGCCATAGGACATCAATATGGTTTAACCAATGAACAAGTGGATAGTAGATTAAATGAAGCAGAACTTAGGTATCGTGAATTAAAATTGAAGGACACCAAAAAAGCTCCTGCCAGATCAATGACAATAGAAGAATATCTTGAATCTAAAGGTATTGAACGGCGTTGGTTTGGGCCAGAAATGACGGCAGAAGAAATGATGGCTACACCACAATGGCAGGCAGAAGCAGAATATAATAGATTGAAGAAAACTGGAAATATTCCGATTACTACTAAGGCAATACGCACCAAAGCAGAAACAGATGAACTCGCATTTCTTAGTAGAAATCGAACTGATATTGAAGCTATACTGGAACGAGAGACGCGGCCAGTTATTCCACCAAAAATAAAAAGAACTAAGAAAAATCTTTTGGTGTTAGGCCATAAGATAGCACGTGAAGCTGAACTTACTGATGAAGAGTATCGTGATTGGGCTGAGTTAGTGACAGGCAAACGCTCTATGAAAGATATGTCGATGAAGGAGAAAAATGAATTTGTCTCTTTTCTTGAAGAGTCTTTTGGTACACCTAAAGAATTAACTCCCGAAGATTATGATATACCTATTACTGTTGCTGGTAGAGCAACTTCAATGCGTGAAGTTTATGGTGAAGCTGTAAAAACTACAGAAGCACTTACGCCTAAGCGTAAAATTCCGGCTACTATCAAATTAGGTTTCGGTAAAATTGGTGCAATTCAAGGTTTGAAAAATTTCTTTTTTGGCATCGATAATACTCCACCTTACCATCTCGCAAAAATACTTGATGGTGGTGTAGAAGGTATCTTCTCGGAAGTGATCGACAAAGGTATTCAATATGGTAAAAAGAATACAGATGCCCACATAAGGGCTGTTACAAATGCTCTTTTAACAAGATTACAGGAGTTCGGTATAACTGATAGTGATACAGCTAAAATGGGCAAAGCTGTTAATCCAAGATTACAAACTCATCAGATGATTAGTAAAGGTGCGGCTACAGAGATTTTCACTATAGAAGTGAATGGCCAAAATTATGAAATGACTATGGCTAATTTAATTGATATTTATCTGATGAGTAATCAGGAAGCTGGGATGCGTCACTTAACTAAAGGTGGTTTAGTAATAGAAGGAGTTGAAACAGGTGCGTTATCAGAAGAACAGATAGATCTGCTACAGAGACGAGTGGAAGATAATCCGAAGGCATCGAGAATCGTTACCGCAATATTAGAAGTCGGTGAACAGATCTGGAAACCTTCAATCAATCAAGTCTCACAACGACTTGAAGGAAAAGAAATAGCAACCGAACCAGACTGGTGGGGCCTTGAAGTCTATATGCCGAAACGATTAGCTGGTAAGACCAGGATGGGAAAACTGGGTCAGTTCGGTGTTAATCTGATTGAAGATAAGGGAATACTCAAGGACAGAACCAGAAGTACGGCACCGTTAGTTTTACGTGATGCCTTCAGAAGATTCAGTATTTTTGAAAGTGCTATAGCTGAATATGCTGGTATGGCCGAGGCTTCCCGGACATCCAGAACTCTACTCAATGACCCCAGTATAGCTACAGCACTTGATCAGAAGGGATATAATGAAGTACGTAAACGTATTCTCAAGATTCACGAACAGGCTCAAAGTTTGCCAGCGTTTGAAGGTAATTTTTCTGCGTGGTTTGCAAGACGTTTACCAGGATTATATCGTGCTGTTTTGTTTTTCAATCCGAGAGTTGTAGCCAGTCAAAAAACTTCAACTTTTAATTATGGTGCTTATGTCTCACCAAAATATATGTCCAATGTAGTGGCTGGCTTGAAATGGAAGAACATACAAGAGACATTGACATTATCAGATGTCGCTTGGAATCGATTCCATATGGGCCATAGTAGTCTTGAATTGGGGGAAGCAACCCAGTCTGATGCAGCATTGCGAATGTGGACTGGTGGTAGAAGTTCTGATATAAATAAAGCAGGTTGGGCTATGAAAATAGCTGACATCAGTGCTTTAACAGATGGCATGAAAATGGCCCAAGAAGAATATCAGGATGCACGTAAGGGTACAATAGAAGGATTCTCTGCTGAATGGTGGCTTGATAAAGAGAACTTACCTGAAGCTAATTCCGATCTATGGAGAAAAGTTCAAGAAGAAGGTGAGAATGCTGATCCAGAAGAGAGGCAAGCAGTTGAACAATGGAGACGGATGGTTACAGACCGTGCTGAATATCTCTGGCAGAGAACACAACCATCTTGGGATAGATGGAACAGATCGACATTAACATCTCAAAAAGGTATACGGCGATTGTTTTTGCTCTTTCGTTCATTCCATGAGAAGTCACTCACGATATTCAATGAAGCTAAAATGGATTATGAGAATAGTGCGAAAACTCTTGATGATAAAACAGTATTCGCTCAGAAAACTGGTGCCGTTCTCACTGGCTATACTGTTAATATGTTCTTACGACTTGCTATTATGGCGGCCATAACCAGAGAACTTAAAGAACCTGTTAAATACTTTGAAGAGTTTTTGACTTCATGGACAGCTATGTTTCCGATTTTTGGCAAAGTTCTTAAAATATCAGTCAATAGATTCGTGGATACATTAGCAGGAGCAAAACCAAGTTATATTGGTGAAGCGGTGGAATCATATCCTGTTAGAGTAGTTAATATGGTACTGAAAAGTCCAACTGATATGGCACAAGCAACAGCCCATCTTATCAATGGCGAAAATGAAGAAGCCGAAAAAGCATTTATGCGTGGTATTGGTAGATTTGCTGAAGGCGTTGGTACATTATCTGGTATTCCAGTTCCCGAAATCAAACGTGTTCTTCCTAAAGAAGGGGAAGAACCAGCAGGTAAGCGTGGACCGGCCAAACGAACCGCACCAACAAGAAGGGGGCCGAGATGACAGATGAAGAACGTGATATATTATTAATTAGACTTGATGAACGCGTATGTACATTGATGAAGCATTTTAGTAATCACATTAAACATCATTGGATGATTGCTATTCCGGTGATCGTGTTGACATTAGGATTGGTGATTGCTTTGTTGACTAAGTGATTCTGTTTTTAGTTCTTTATTTTTCATTTCTTTTTATCAAATCTGACCCAGTAAGTTGATTTAATTTTTCTTGCGTCATATGCTCATTATTCAATATACACATAGCAAATTCTTTAAGAGTTTTGTATGGAATATTAAATAATACACAACTATCATCATCCTGTGCGTATACTGGGCGTTGAATAAATTTTGCTCGTTCCGCAGTTAGTTGCAAAAGATCTGGATTGAATGAAAATATATTTGCATATACATCACAGGTTCCATTTTTTAATTGCCTATAAGTTAATTCTATTTTATTTACTCTTTTTTCTTGTCTTTTGCGAATACACATTGGGCATTCATTATCATAAGGTTCTGTCACTTTTTCCATTTCATTCTCCTATTAGAATATGTTGTTTATTCTCCCATCAAAGCTCGTCCCGCCAGATTACTGATCGGGATCCCTTGGGACCATGCAATTTGAGGTCGAGGATTAATAGTTTTACCTTGTATTTCATTATACGCTTCAGCTAAAGCATACAAATTTAACATTACTTCCTTGGGAATTAACCGAAATTCACCTTCTCTGCACCAAAGCATAGGTACTACAAACTCTTCTTTTTTATGCCCGTCAAAGAAAAGAAATGGGGTATGCCCTTTTATGATTGTAAATTGTTTTACGTTAGTATTCATTCCATATTCTCCTAAGCTCTAAATACTCTTTGGGGTGATCACCACTGAACATTTGTGTTCTGAACTCGTCATCATTCCAAAACACTGTACCAATCCATTTCTCCCAAGGTACATCACGAAGAATCCTAATTCCATAATGATCCCGATAAGCTATCACGGCAACATACCATGTCTTGCCATACACAGATGTCACTCTGATGATCCATCCCGGATGTTCAGTGGGGGGAACAGGATTGAACCCCCCATAAAACTCAACCTGGCCTTCACTCAGTGCCCGGACAACAGCCTTGCGGGGGCATGTTTTTTCAAGCCATGATACTATATGCAGCCGTGATTGGAAGTGGATTTGTTTCATAGTGGTCGGACGTTTTCGTAATATGTATCAATTTCTATTTCATCAGCTAACGGTCGCCATTGATTGCTACACACACCACGCTTCAAATCCAGGGCATATATATACCCAGAATCAAGCCTAATACTATTTATCGGCTTGAATAATAAACGCGGGGCACCAGATCGATTAGTAGCCAACCTTGCCACCGGAATCTCTTTCGGTTTCTCCAACGCCTTGATCGCTTCAAATGTTTCTGTACTGATGTTTTCCAATGGCACTTGTTTGCCGTCTACTTCTGCTGTGATTTTAATGTTTGACATGTTTTTCCTTTCTGAACATTCTTGACATATTAATCCCGAATAATATTTACTGGGATATTTTGCTTCATTAGACCAAAAATAATGTTCACAATTTGCACATTTCATCAATCCACTCTCCTTTTAGCCTTAGCTACGACCTCTTCCATCTCTGCTGGTGAATAATCGCCCTTACGTTTCAAAGCACGACCAATAGCAGCACCGCCAGTGAAGCCTGCGAGTATCCCAATTAAACTCAATGGCTGGTCTTCGCTTCCGACAATAATGCCTTGAAGATACTCAGCTTCTTTAATATTGGCATCAATGAAACCAATGGCATCACTATAAGCAAGTTCATCATCTTCGGCTAATCGTTTGAGATCAATCTGTGATGTCCGATGATCAATCACAATTTCGTTGTGAAGTTTCTTCACATTGTGCAGTGAATCAATCTCTTTGAATCCATCAAGCGATCCATATACATACTCATAAGACTGTTCTGTTTGTGTGCATGGCGTGAATCGGTCCATCATTGATCTGCAACTGATGAGAGCCAGGCAGATTACACATGCTGTTCCTAATAACCAATTTAGTTTATTTTGCTTTTTCATTTCTGTTCTCCTTTTTGTTTTTCTGTAACTGCACTTAAAATCGTTATTAAATCACCACATTCATCACAAGTATATTTCTTCCAGAAAAATGCTCCTGTTACATTTCCTTGTTGACCAATGGATTCATAATTCACAAGAGTTGTTTGGTCAATCTCAGTTAATTTTGGATGTCTGCACATTTTTGTTCTCCTAACTTTTAGGTCTTCCTAAATATTGTTCATAAACCCAGTCTTGTAACTCAAGACCACGATACGCGTATTGTCTTCGGTCATTAACATTAGCACGAAAATCTATAATAGTAGGGCAAGCCTGTCTAAGCCACCTGCCGAAGTAAATATTGTTGCCAGCCTTGTGCCCCGTCTTACCACACCACATTTCCCACGCTTCATACAACTGACTTTTAGTTATATAAGCATCCATATTTTTGATACAACATTCTTTTATAAATGCTGTTACAGGTGCAGTTATTTCTGTCAGTTGTTGTAAGAGTGGTTCAGAAGATTTAGGCATAGTAAATCTACCTTGCTCTCTAAGATCTTTCAAACCTTGCAGGGCAAAATTAATTAACTTGCCTTCATGAGCCTCTTTGCGAAGTCGATCTTTCAATGTGAAATCTTCTCTACCAATATATGAATTGGGAAAATTAAGAATGATAGATCTGGCTACAAGTGCTTTAGCTGGATCTGAAAAACCAGGAAGATCATTCATAGCGATAGTAAATCGACAAGTCAAATAAAGATCAAATGGCTGTATATATTTTGGATTTACCGTGATAGAATCCCTACCAGTTATTTGTAATATTGTTTGCAGGGCCGCATCCGCTTCACCTCTTCTCGGAGTTCTCGCATCACCGAGCGTGGCAGCGAGTTTGCCTATGAGTGAATACAGCCCATGCGTATTAGCCAATGCCTGGAAACTGGTAGCATTATACTGATTTTTGCCGAGCATACCATGTAATGTTTCGAGTATTGTACTTTTGCCTGATCTTGCATCACCGATAAAAACCATTAGTTTTTCTTGAGTCATATCTGGTACGAGATTATAACCGAACCACTGAGCTAATGCTCGGATACATTCAACATCTTCATTGAATATTTGACTACAAGTATCTTCATGTAAATTAGACCAGGCATACGGATCATAATCATAAGGAAAAACATTGTATGTAAATAATCGCGGATCAGGATTATGTAATACGATATTGCCTTTCATGTACTCATTTACATCAAGCATACCATTTTTGAAGATGATGAGATTGTTCGGATGCGGGTGTTCTTTTTTATCGAGCCATACCGGAGGATCTTTTTCTACAGGGCACCACCTATTCAAGGCATCGATGATGTCATTGACTTTAGATCTGGTAGGTTTGTAAGGAACTATATCTAAACCAGTTGCAGTAGTTTTTATGAACTTTTTGCCTTCGAGAAATTCATATAATTTTCCTTTGAACAATGATGGTGATAGTTCTCTATAATGATCTTTATGCCACTCCATCCATTGACCACGATAATTGCGAAGTATGGGTACACCATTTAGCATGTGAGATTCATTCATAAACTGTTCAGCAATAAGAAAAGCTATATCATTTGCAAATACATTAGGATCTATCTCTTTATTATCGTCACCATGTTCACCGATATACTCAAATAATGAAATTTGAGTAAGCCCACGTTGTACCCATTGCCGTAAATCTTTGATTCCCTCTGGCGGGAGTATATTTATAACATCTTCAGTTATCTGTTTAATATTAAGAGCAGTTTTCTTCATGCCCTTCTCGCCAGCACCAGCATCATTATCGCCTATGACCCAGACTTCGTGGCTCATGAGAGGCATTTCATTAAGGATCGCCATACCCCCTTCAGCAGAAGGCCGACCAACAGCAATGAAACCGAGAGACATTGCGGCGAGGACATCAGATGCACCTTCGACAATAAGAATAGGCAAGTCGGTAGGCGGTAATACTGAATGACCTGATCCTGTTATAGAACTTTGTCTCGCAGTATTAAGGATATGAAGATGACCATCGGGCGGTATTTCTCGCGTTGATTCTCCTTTGATTCTACTACATGCTACAGCAGATGGACCTTGCGGATCTTCATAATCAGGACTGCCGCGGCACCAGTCTTTTTTTGCACAGATGGGACATTCAAGACCTGTTCGGTGAATTTGAACCCAACCATATCTCCCCGCATCATATTTTTTATCTCCTATTGCATGGTCTAAATTGTAGGCGTAAATCAAGCCACGCCTGGACCCATGCACCATAAATTTCTTACCATTATGGTATCGTTTAAGTAAACCAGTAACATCACCCTTGGCATTACGCTCAGCGAAAATCCAGGCATATTCACCAGGATAGTACCCTACACCGAGTGTTTCCAGAGACTCTACAGTGACACCGAGTTCCTCGGCGAAGTGTTCCAACATGCCTATAGTGACGTTGTTCTTATAAACTTCGTATTGTTCGGCGAAGGTTAGGGTCATTATTTTTTTGCCTTAATGATAACAGCCTCTAATACCCGCAGACAATTTTTACATGTTACTTTTATTACTTGTTTACGAGCAGAAGATACACAATAAAGGTAACAACCAACTTTTATGCCACAAGCTGTTTCTGATGAATATCGGGTCCTAAAATGAATAATTTTTGGTGGCTACATATCACACCTCAAAAATAGATGCTGGTGGGTACGGAGTTGAACCGCCATACCCGGTAGTCCCACCAACATCATCCCCTTAGCCCATAAATTAATTGGCTTGGGGTTATCAAAATTTCGCTACGCTCTCTAATGTCTTATCCTTAATCGCCAACCACTGTTCACCAGTGATACTCTCTGGCTCTACACCAGGACCAGCAATCTCAGCAATAGCATCATGCCACACTTTACCGATTGTTTTATCATCAATGGTAGGATCTCGTAGTTCTACAATAACATTCCATGCTTCTTGCATAGTACATGTAGTTTCAGTTGACGGTGCTGGTGGTACAACAGCATCTTCTGATTCTGGTTTTGGTTGTGGTCCAGCCTTAGCTTTCTTTGCTGCTGCCTTGTTCTTAGCTGATTTCTCAGCCATCTTGCGGGCTTTCTCTTCTACTGTAGGTAGTGCAGTATCATCAGCAGGTACTCGTGCTGGATGTGCTTTGGCCGGTGCTTTAGCAGCAGTAGCTACTGGTTTGGCTGTTGCGTTCTTGACACCCATAGCAGCGAATTGTTTGTCTAAATCTTTAAGTTCCTTAGCATCAAGTTTGCGAAGTTGAACTACAGGATCAGCATCATACTCATTGATCCAGTTGACTTGATACGGATATGTGGCAGCTTCATAAGTATTCTCACCAATTCTAACTTGGAATTCAAGTTTACTATAATCACCATTAGCAAGTTGAACCAATGATCTACCATCCCAGTTGAATACTTTCTTGACCTGATCCATACTAAGTGTAGGTCCGATCTCTCCACCCTTTGCTTTAATCGCACCATAGAGGCATAGATATGCAGAAATCTCAGCCTCATATTCAGTATAGTCAAACCACTTACCTTCTTTTTGGTCATAGATCTCTGTAAGAAAAACTCTTACATTGAACCAAGGCAGTTCTACATCAGTGCCTTTTTTCTTCTTGCCATCGACACCCCATTCGAGTGTCTTACATCTGAATGTTCCGATTCTATCAAGTCCCATGTTTTACCCTTTCAAAATTTGTTTAATTAGTTTTCCACAATAAGGACAATATTTCATTTTATTTTCCTTTGGTGTTCCTTTCATCAGCGAAAATAAATTATCACATTCTGTTTCCCAGCAATCCATATCTTCATCATAAATCCATTTACATTCATTCATCCTTTCAATCGTTTACACTTAACACACATTTCACAACTATCCGGTATCGGTGTACCACAAGCACATCGTTTTAGCCCGGCCTTATCTAATATCTCATTTACATCTCTACTTGTAACTGGCATCGGTGAAACTCCAGGATCATATCTTTCTTTGAACATTTTATATTGATCATCTGATAGGATTCCACGTTTGTGTTGTTCCCTTGCTACCAATTTCGACATGTGTTCAAAAGCAATACGGTCACAAGCTGCTGCTTTGCCACTATCCCCATGACACCACTTAAATTTAAGCCCAGAATTACAGGGGCAGAGTTCATTGCGTCTGGGTGCTGGTCCTCTTAGTTTTATGCCCATTATGTATCCCTCAATTCTTTTTCAATCCAAGCCATAATATCTGCTGAGTATATAGGTTGTTTTAATTGTTTTAGTATTTCTTCTAAAGCTGCTCGCCAACCCTTCTTTCGTTCAAGACTTTGATAACGCTTTTCTAATACCGGTAAGCTATCGTTCCACTTCTCAAACTGTTCCATTATTCACCCCCTTCCTTTGGAATATCACGCCAGCATTCATCAAACAAGAACTTCCAAATTGAATCATCCGCAGGATTATCAAACGACACTACAGGGAATCTGTACGGTATGGTCCTTGACTTAGCCTTGTAGTGCACTTCAGGAGCGTGAACGTGAATAATTCTATTACCAGTTGATGTAGCTTTAGCTACCTTAGATTTCTCATCATCCTTAGCAGCTATTACACCTTCATTACTAATTTTGAGTACATGATCTGCCCATTCACACCATAGACCCCAGATTGCAGGAGTGGCACCATGCTTCGGTTGTAACTTAGGTACATCGCAAAGATAATCTTCACCACCAGCATTAGCTATGGAGATCTGATTCATCTGACAAAGGATACATACATTCTTGCCACGTCTGATTAGAGCATCGAAATCTGCAAGAGGTAAATGCATAGTATCATATAAGTGACGATAACCTTTGCCCCACCCATACTGTTCTATGTTTTTTACCTTGATGTTATTTTCTTTGCCGCCCATTACATTTTCAAGAGTCCAGATAAGTGCCCAGTCTTCGAGTATATTACCAGTATCAACAACAAGCGTTTCATAATCGTCAAGTAGATCAGGTTGTTGCACAGCAGTTCTGAAATCATTGAATGTTTCTATGCCTGGAATATATTTCAGTTTTTCACCAGTGACGGGATGCCGAATTTCACGGCCACCATCATCTAAACCAGCGAACACAGGTGTAGGTAGCATTGAAGCAAGTGTAGTTTTGCCCATACCCGAATCAGCATATTTAATAATCTTCTTGCCCCCATTATCATCACCCCAAACAGCTACCTGAAATGTTTTATTAGGGAC